ATCACAAACAAAATGATCGGCGGTGTTCTGGATTTAGGCGAGTTGGTCAAACGCGCCATTAAGTATTTGGTGGAAGGCGCGCTGGTCGCCCTTGCCGCTTACTCCATCCCCCAGCGCAAGCTGAACCTCGACGAAATCGGTCTCATTGCCCTTGTTGCCGCTGCCACCTTTAGCATTTTGGACACCTACGTTCCCACTCTGGCCGTGTCTGCCCGCAGCGGTGCCGGGTTCGGAATCGGCGCCAACCTTGTTGGCTTCCCCGGCAACGTGCTCAAGGTTTAAGCCACAAATTGATTCACTGAACTGAACGATTGAGAGAAATTGCATTATTAAAAATAATTTATATAATGCAATTTTATAAATTAAATTGCATTGTATTAAATGGCTGCACCTGGAAGAGTAGAAGCATATCAGGCGTGGTTGCAAGGCAGACAAGGTGATGCGGTTGACAACAGTCGCGAGCACATAATCGATCTGGCGATGAATAACATAGTGTCAGGCATAGACAGTACTCTTTTCGAAACGGCAATCATCGAGGATTGTGAAGCAGCATCGTGGATGTCTCAAAATATTTCAAAACTTGCATCAGCCGCCGGGAGGTTCAGACAATTTTTGATTGATATACTGACTGATGAAATCAGGTATCTAACAGCTGTCACAGCAGGAACCCAACAAGATGACAAAAAAGCAAGACCTACAATTGAACGAATGAATGCAATGATTCAAATATTGAAAAATCCACAACCAGTGGCACTAGCATCAGCGGCACCAGCATCAGTGGCACCAGCACCAGTGGCACCAGCACCAGTGGCACCAGCACCAGTGGCACCAGCACAAGCACCACTCGCATCAGCGGCACCAGCACCAGTGGCACCAGCACAAGCACCAGCACCTGCATCATCGGTAGACCCACGATTGGTTCGATTGATGGAGATAGTGGAGGCACAATTTGGCACGATATCTAGTGCGGATTATGTTGATGCAATGAATGCTCTTATGAGTTTGTACGAAAACCCAAAAAAACTACAAGGCGGTTTTACCCGACGAATCAAAAACTCCAAGAAGTCCAAGAAGTCCCGGAAGTCTAGGAAGTCCAGGAAGACGAAGTCTAGGAAGACGAAGTCCAGGAAACACTAAAAATAAAAATAAATATGCGCATTATATCATAATTTGTATTATACAATGCCAAAAACATACACGCAGTGCCGAGAGACCAAATGCACTCCAAATAAGGTAATGGAAAAGGAACGCGCCAACTACATGCAAACGCTGAAACGCAAGTGTTCGCTGGCAAAGAATCCATCCAATCAAGCCATTCAGGCTTACTCTACATGCGCAGCGAATCATTACAATGGGTCGCGTTTAAAACCGATGGACGCTAAACAGGCCAAGTGCTTGAAAAAGAATTGCGACCACTTGATTCGTGTGGGGGGAAAGAAGAGAAGCGCGAAGAAGCGTAGCAAATAGTTGTTGCCGATGTAATATTTAAGGGGGGGTAAGGGGGTTTAAGGGGGGACGCATGTCCCCCTTTTTCAGATGGTGGGAATAAATTCCCAGTTGAGCTCTTCGCAAATCTTCTTCCATATTTCATCCTGTTCGATGCGTTTCTCTCGGTCTTTCAGCATGGGAAAGTACGGCAGAAACTCGCGCTGGTTCAGCAGCTCGCACAGCTTATACACGGTGTAGTAATAATTCAAAAAGTTGACGCGGTCTTCCGGGCAGAACTTGGCATACGGCCCCTGAATCTCCATGAAGAGGTTGCACAGCGTTTCCTCTAGTTCGGGCGACATGACGGGCGGCTTGATGCCCAGCTTCTCCTTGATGAACGGAATGTGCTCGTAATACTTGTTGTATCCCAGCTTCTTCAAAATCTCCTTCGCCTTTTTGTCCGTGAGTTGCGTGTGCAGGTCAATTCTCTCTTTTTTAATCTGATGCTTTATGTTTTCCAGGACATCCGGTGGAATCTGCGTGGTCTCCTTGGCCTGGAACTGCGCGAGAATTTCTTTGAAGTGGTTGATGCGCTTGTAAGCGTAAAAGCACGCCTCTTTGGGCGGCTCCTTGTAAGACGGCTTCTCGTTCTCCACCAGGAAGCTCACGTGGATGGAGCAGTTGTTGCACACCATGATGCCCTCGTTGTCGACCGGAATCATTTCGCCGGCGTGGCAGTAGCGGCACACATCCGTGGCGAACACATAGTGGTTGATGTCAATGTAGGACGGGTCCAAATTGGTCAGATATCGTTGCACGTTGCTCTGGTTCATGCGCTTCAGCTCATCCTCCTTCGAAACCGACTCCACTCGAAAAAAGTCGTTCAAGATTTTGGTTTTGTTGTTTCCATTGCAAATTTGCTGCTTGTTTTCAAAGTAATCGAATATGATTTCATTGTTGTCCAGGTAATAATTTTTGCACTCTTGCTGATGCTCGCGAATGGCGGTTCGCAGTTCATTGATCCGTTCCCGCAATTCAACCGGATTGGAGGGGCTCAATAGAAGCTGCTGTTTCAAACCCCGTTTTTCTTTCATGAGTCGGGGAATGGTTTCCGTCTTCAGTTTTGCAATCTTGGCTTGATGCTCTCGATGCTTGCTGTCCAGTGTCACAATGCTCTTTTCATCTAGGACTATTTTCTTATTTGTTTTCTGTTTGAACGAGTTATTGGGGGGCGACATGCAATCAAGTTATGTGGTTGTGGTTGTGGTTGTGGTTATTTGTGATTGTGGGTTGTGCAAATGATTGATGGGGGGAATGAACGGATGCAATACAGTTTATATAATTCATGCATTTAATATATTATTTAGCGTAATGTTAATGACATATTATTTATCATTTTATAATATTTAGGAAACCGGTGGTTCCAAGTGTCAGTCAGAATGGCGACTCAAATTGCATTGTCGGAGGACGAACTGGCCAAAATGTCATTTTTTTTCAAACAATTGGAACACAAATGGTGCATAAAAAAACGTAAAAATGCATATGTTTTGAAAAAAAAAGACGGAACCAAATTAACTTACACTTCCGCATATTTAGCAAATCATTGTGCAATGAACGACAAGCCGGGTCCGGAATTGATCAAACGAACGCAACTCTTAACATTTTTGCACAACGCTCTGGAGGATGGATGGAATATTAAGAAAAAAAGGAAGCCCAGCCCATCCAGCCCATCCAGCCCATCCAGCCCATCCAGCCCATCCAGCCCATCCAGCCCATCCAGCAGTTACGTGTTTATAAAAAAACACAATGGGGAATACAAAATGTATGAAGACGACGAATATTTGACGCAGTTTATGAAACGGAACATTGGTTTGCAGTGTCAATGAATGAGCAAGTTATAAGCGCCGCGTGCATGTGATGGTGGAATGTATTAAACTGTGCAATTCAAGTTTAATTCATTTGTTTTTCCGAATTTTTTTTCTTTAGGCATATTATAACCAACAACAACAAAATGGGAGGTGGATTGATGCAACTTGTCGCCTATGGCGCTCAAGACGTTTATTTGACTGGTAATCCTCAGATTACCTTCTGGAAGGTTTCCTACAAGCGCTACACCAACTTTGCCATGGAGTCCATTGAGCAGACCTTCAACGGCCAGGCCGATTTCGGTCGCCGTGTGACCTGCACCATTTCCCGCAACGGTGATTTGGCCTACCGCACTTACCTTCAGGTTACTCTCCCCGAGATCAACCAGCAGATGAAGGGCTCCGCCCAGGACGGCGTGTACGCCCGTTGGCTTGACTTCCCCGGTGAGCAGATCGTCTCTCAGGTTGAGGTCGAGATCGGTGGCCAGCGCATTGACCGCCAGTACGGTGATTGGATGCACATCTGGAACCAGCTTACCTTGACTGTTGACCAGCGCCCCGGCTACTTTGCCATGGTTGGAAACACCACCCAGTTGACTTACATCACCGACCCCTCTTTTAACGATGTTGACGGTCCTTGCCAGGCCACCGCCCCTCGCCAGGTGTGCGCTCCCCGCAATGCCCTCCCCGAGACCACCCTCTATGTTCCCTTCCAGTTCTGGTACTGCCGCAACCCCGGTCTTGCCCTCCCCCTCATCGCCCTTCAGTACCACGAGGTCAAGATCAACCTTGATATCCGCCCCATTGACGAGTGCTTGTGGGCCGTCGGTTCTCTGAACTGCCAGCCTGCTTCCTCCGGTGGCAAGGTTGTCACTGCCTACAACCAGTCCCTCGTCGCTGCCTCTCTCTACGTTGACTACGTCTTCTTGGACACCGATGAGCGCAGGCGCATGGCCCAGAACCCCCACGAGTACCTCATCGAGCAGCTCCAGTTCACTGGTGATGAGTCCGTCGGTTCCTCTTCCAACAAGATCAAGCTCAACTTCAACCACCCCGTTAAGGAGCTCATCTGGATCGTCCAGCCCGACAGCAACGTCGACTACTGCTCTTCCCTGGAGTGCGGTCAGCTCCTCTACAACCTCCTCGGT